AGAGTAGAAGTGGCATAAAATCGGTTATCATCATTATCCGCTTCTCTATAAATTCTGTTTTCTGCGTTTTTAGTAATAGTGCTACAAAGATCATCCGTTAAAACGGTATCATCTACTTCCGTGTAGCTTCTTATATCTGTTTTTAAATTTGCGAATGTATATGCCATTATGGTCTATCTCCTACGGGCCCTGCGAAAGAAGGAAATCCTCCTGCTGTTGTAGCACTTGTCGCTGCCGAAGCCAATACAAAAGTATATTGATTGCTAACGGTCTTGGTTGAAGGTTGACCTGGATAATTAACCGTGATGTTAATAGGTGTAATACTGTAAGATCCAAATACTTTATCTAAATCACTATGAGCCGTTGCCGTACTTGCTTGTGGAGTTAATCCATAAGTAGGCGCAGAAGATCCACGAGTTAAACCTGTCAGAGTATTTGTAGACTTGCCCGTATATTTAATAACTTCACTTTGTGAAAAAACAGTTTCGGTAGTCGATCCTGAAGTAGGTTTAGTTTGAACATAGATATATCCTGAACTTGGAAACGCCGAAGCATCCGTTAAAGCTAAAGATGTGACTGCTGCAGTAATGTCTCCATTTAAAGTGGTTTCTAATTCTAAAATAGCTTTAGTGACTCCACCAATTTTTTCTTGTTTAATCTGCCTAAATCTTACAGCATCTCCACTTGAAAAATTATGACTAGGTTGAGTCACTGTAACCGTGGTACTCACCGTCGTCGTAAAAGGATTATTAGGTAAAATAGTTGTAGTAGGAAAAGCTGTCCGAGCAGGTCTTACCTTACTAAGAGATATAGCAGATGCACTTAAAGTTTTAGGTCTGAGTTGAGGTTGTTTAGGTTCGTATTCAGACATATGAACAAAAGCTCCTGTCCATTCCGTTACCATTTCTCTCCAGGGAAATCGTAGCCCTGAACGGTCTGATATGGCTAGTGCGTGTTTTCCTGATGCATATTTTGGCATTAGATATTTGGATAGTAAGCTTTAGGTGTTATGTAAGTACTAGACGCGGATCCATCTTCCTGTAAAGCTCGCGCCAATTCATCTTCGTATAATAATTTAAATGGTTGTGTTTTTTCCATTCTAAATTTTTGTGATAAATAATAAGCTAGGCCTGCCACCATTGCTGGAATAAAACGATAAGGAACATCGGTAGCATTGGAATAAGTTCCTGCATCTTGAATTCTTTTAACAAAAAAGATATGTAAATTTTTAGCTGCATTACTAGAATCAGGAGTTGGATAGATAGTCATCGTCACACGATCTATAAATCTTTGAACCCAATAATTACTAGGGGTACCTTCTGATTCTTTATTTGCATAGCCTGAATATGTAGAACGATCGACTTTACCCAGAGCCGCATCAGATTGAGTATTCCCTGCCATATTCGTTCGTAATGAACATTGTTCTATATCCGAGAAACCTGGAACATAATTGGTAACCGTTGCGCCATCAGAATGGGTTGCTGCTGTTGTGCTATGAGCTCCACGTGTCACACCCGTTAATTCACTACCACTAAAACCTACATAAGTCATATCTTCGGTACCAATTCTAATGGTACCTTGATTATTCATTCCTGTAATAGAAGCCATAGTGATCCCACTCGTAACGCTGGTGGTAGCAATAGCTCCATCCAAAGTGGTATTAAGTCCACTAGATTTTTGTAAAGCTGCCGCCCCAGTCGTGGGCATGTCGGAAGGGTATCTATAAAAATTAAATTCTTTTTCTCCTTGGGTCAAAGTAAGATTTAAAGTTCCTACTTCCCAATAATGCAATCCTCGATTGCCCCATTCTTGAAAAAGAATGTTGAGAGATCGTCTTGCTGCTTTTAATTGATAGCCTGAAACATTAGGAAAACCTACTCGTTCAAAAGCTTCTTCAATAATATCGGCAATGGTAAAAGTTTTCCCAAATGTGTAACTGTCTGAGGTCGTGTTAGGCAATGTTTACCTCCTAACCGTAATAAACCGTTAGATGTGTTGTGACAACATTGGTTACTTTAATCTTAGTTTTACAATATAATCCAGTTCCAGGGAACTGAAGATATCCAAATATGCCTGCTTGGTTAGTTGAATCACTTGTTGCAGGAGTATCGATAACCGCTACGGCTGTTGTATCATCTAATAAAGTAATTGTGCCGACAGCTACGTTTGCAGGTTGTGCAAACGAAACAGCTAAAATTCTTCCAGGGCCATCAAAAACCGTTGTTGTAGTGGCACTCGTAACATTCGTTGATTTTATATCTACTGGATATGTGCTCATAATTTTCTCCTTAGTCGTGAGCTCCCGAAGGAGCTCACATTATTTTATTTATTAACTGTCCGCAAATGGTGTGATTATAGTAGCTGTTCCTTTTAATAAAGAACTATGCACTAAATACGCATCATCATCTATCGCTGTAATACTAACAATACTACCTACGAGACCACCTTTAGTCCCACCGTTCATAGTGATTACATCGTTAGCTGCTGCTGGATAGAAAGCTTTTTTCGCGCCATCATCTATAGCAGTAAGAATTGCACCTTTAAATTTATCCGTGCCATCAGTTAAGATATCCATATCAGTTGCTGCTGTTTCAACATAGAAGTTAAAAGTTGCACCAATGTTATTAAGATTATCGTAGTCTGTATCACCTGCCACAGAGCTGTTTGAACTAACGTTGATTGTTGGTAAAGTAAATTTACCATCCGCGTCGTTTGTAAGTAAAAGTCTACCTGCATGTGCAGCAACTGTTAAGTCAGTGTCAGCAGTTAAACTTATCGTCATACCAGGACCTGTATTTATAAATCCATTCTTCGAATAGACTGGTCCCGAAAATGTAGTTTTTGCCATAATTATAATCCTCCTAGTTTATGTAGATCTAGTCTCTAGGCCGTCGACTATACGCGTCTAGATCTAATTAATAATTGTATAGTAATTAATCTATAACGCAGATTTGCGTTTAGTGCAAGGAATCCCTACAGAAATATGTGATTTTTTGACAGCGCTTAAGTGGCTATCGAAACTTCAGGCTTGGCGTCGTGTATTTTAGTTTGAATAGTATCTGCTTCAAACTCTTTGGCAATAATCTCTTTAACAATTTCCTGAATTTTTTTATCAATATAAGACATATTAATATTATACTTGCCTTCCTTCAGGTGCTCCTGTTGCCACTCGAGTTCCAAGGACTTCTTCGTAATGTACAGGTCTTCCGTCATTTATAACCTCCTCATAGGTTATCCATTTACCACGGGTAAATCCATCTTTCTCCAGTTTTACCTTATTTTGTCCTAGTTTGTCAAGGATTGATTTTTCAACACTCTCCTTAGTGTCTTCAGCCATCACGTTTGTTTCACCGCGATAACCTTCATAATGGATCTGTACTCGGAAGTTTTTCATATTTCTATCTTTATAAACGAAATGAGGCCGTTTTGAGGCGGCCTCATCTCTAATGTTATTACGCTCCTGGTGAGCCGTAAATACCTCTAGGGTCAGAACATCCGAAGACGTATCTTTCTCTAGCTTTGTATCTAACGTTCCCAGTATCGAAATCGCCTTCCATTGCAGTTGTCAATGGTGCACGATTGAACATTTTCATGCCGTTAGGCACGTCTGTAATAATATACCATGCGTCAGTATCAGTTAAGAAATTATTCACTCGATATCCTTGAGGAATCATTCCCATAGATTTAGTTGCATTGATATCATTATCAGCTGTTCCCACTCTGCCTTGAGATTTAAATAATCTTTCAGCAGTAAATTGGGTGTTAGAAGGAATGATCATTTTCACTCCTCTAGCAGCAATTTTAAGACCTCGTTCGTCAGTCATTGCAGCAATGTCTATTAAAGCTTGCTCCATTGACGTTTCATTAAGATCTGCCGCCGTTGCTAAAGTATTACTAAATACTCCTGCAATCGTTGGGTGCTCAGTACTAAATAAAGTTACAGCGTCTCCAGTTTTAAAGCTACCAGATGGTAGACCATTAATTAATGGATTGACTGCTTTTACTTCTTTAGCATTGCTCATAGATCTTGCTAAAGCTTTTGTATAACGAGAAGCAATTCTATCGTAGAGGTTATCTTCGATAGCTTCTTCTGTTATCGCAAATGCTAGAGCGATA